CAACAACAGAACGCCCAAATCGGCCGCGTCGGCGCCCAGCCGGGTCTCCAGAAAGTCGCCGAAGAAATGCAAGGAGGAGCGCAATGAAGGCCACTCCCTACCGCACCGTCCGCGATGGCGTGATCTCCCGCATGGGCATCGACCCCGACCAGCCGCTCATGGCCTCGCAGGCCACGGCGCTCGCGGAGTATCTCACCACCGCTGCCGCCACCGCTTGGACCTTCTTTGATTGGCCCGAGGTTTATCTCACCGAAGAGCGCACTCCGAATGGCTCGGCTTGGTTTGCCACTGGCTATGTTTACCAATCCGAAGTCGTCGGCACCATTGCCTACTTTGGCCGCGCCCCGTCTAGTTCTGAGACCAGTGACCTCGTTTGGCGCGTCAAGAAAATCACAACCACCGACAGCGGTGATGTGGTCGCGGTCGAAACGGCTGTGGATATCGCGTGGGATGCCCGCGCATCGGCCACCTATGCGGTTTCTACAAATAACGACGCCGAGATTCCCTACATCCTATTCGACCAGGATAACCTCTCGCCCATCGGCGAGATCATGGCCATCTGGGACGCCGACCCAACGAGCGGAGCCTATGCCCGCAAGGTGCGGTATTTACTCAACGAGGACCGTGTGCTGCTCATCGATGCAACAGGCGAGACCGGCAATGTGTGGGTGCAGTTCCTGCTCCCGCAACCTCGCTTTACGACAGACGATTTTTCCGTAGCCACCACCTACGCAGCCGGAGATATCGTGTTCTACAACACCACCGGCGATTGCTACATCGCCCGCCAATCCACTACCGGCAACCTCCCCACCGATTCGGAATACTGGCGTCGCTACCGCATCCCCGCCTTCCTCGCCGATTACCTTAAATTTTACGCACTCGCCGAGACGCTTTCGGAGGACGGCCAGATGGACAAAGCCAACTACCAGTTCGCCCGCGCCGAAGGCATCCTGCAACAACGCATGGACGACGCCTGGCTCCGCAAAGGCGAGGTCCGTAGATGGTCTGCTTCCTTCCAATAACCCCCATTGACACGCCACCCGATAATTAAATCAACCTCATGAGCAACCCCACCGTCCAGATCGCCGCCCGCAGTTCCGCAGGCATCGTGCAACCCGTCCAAGCCACATCAGATGGGGCTCTGCGAGTTACCACCGGATTTCCAGTCCCTCTTTACGACAAGTTTGAAGTCTTCAAAGTCGGTGCCACAAACAACACCGATTACACCGAATACAGCTTTGGCGGAACCGCAGTCGCCCGCATCCGCATGACCTATTTCGGCGGCGTTCCCGCGACCGACAACGCCCAACTCAAAACCTCCTTCGTTCAGTATCCTCCATTCGCGTAACCATGTCGCAAGTTTCGTTCGATCCCCTCACCGGAAACATGATCAGCACGACCGCCCAGGTCGCGCAGCTCGACTCCTCGGGCCAAATCTCCGGCACGATGATCCCCGACGACTTCGACGATGTGCAGCGTTTCCCGAGCCTCAGCGATTTCCCCGCCGAAGGCGTCGTGGCCCGCATTTATTTTTCAGCCGACAACAATGTCCCGCACCGTTGGGACCCTGAAACCCTTTCCTACATACCCATCGTCGCCGATTCGGACGGCGGTGAGTTTTAGGATTAACCCCGCAGTAACAACCCCCAATACCCCCTAATAACATTATGGCAAATATCAGAATCAAACGCCGCTTGACCGGCGCAGCAGGAGCCCCCGTTCTTCTTTCGGGTGAGCCAGCGTATAATAAAGTTGACGGCATCCTCTACATCGGCGACGGCGACCAGAGCGTGCCAGTTGGCGGAAGCCACTTCGCGACAGCAGCCGCTCTCTCGACCGAGACCAGCAATCGCACCTCGGCGATCTCCGCAGAGGCTTCCCGCGCCACCGCAGCGGAAGCCGCCCTCGGAACTCGCATCGACAATGTTCTCTCGAATGTTGACGGAGCCGCCCTCGACAGCCTCACCGAAGTTGTCACAGCCTTCCAGGCCGCTGACTCCAACCTCAACGGAGCCATCACCTCCCTCGCCAGCTCGGCCACCAGCGCCCTCAACTCCGCCGTAGCGACTCTCGAAGCCGCCGACAGCGCCCTCGACGGACGCCTCGACACAGCCGAGAGTGACATCGACGCCCTTGAGAGCCGCGCCACCAGCATCGAAGGTGCTGCCTCGACCCTCGCAGGCCGCGTCACCACAGCCGAAGGCGACATCGACGCCCTTGAGAGCCGTGCAGGCACCATCGAGAGCGCCGCGACAGCTCTCGCCGGTCGTGTGACGACTGCCGAGTCGGACATCAACGCCATCGAGTCCGCAGCGACCACGCTGGCTGGCCGTGTGACGACCAACGAAGGCGACATCGACGCCCTCGAAACTCGCGCAGGCAACATTGAATCCGCAGCCACAGCTCTCACCTCCCGCGTTTCGGCGCTCGAGACTGAGATCGACGGCGGCAGCTTCTAAGCAGCTCCCTTCCCCCAATAGCGGTGGCGCGGTTCCAGCCCGCGCTGCCGCCAGGGCACTAAAAACTCAAAACCCAAATGGTCATCAAACTCCTGAGAAGCACGGTAGCAGGCCGCGTCCCAACCGCCGCGCAAGTCGCGGAGGGTCAACTCGCCCTCAACCTCGCCGACCGGCGTTTGTATAGCAAAGACCACCTCGGAGAAGTCTTCCGCATCGCCCGCCCCCGCGACCCCAGCGACTACCTCCAACTTTCCGCCACCGACGGCACGACCCTCTACATGGGCCGCCTCGCCTGGGCCGACTACCCCGTCACCGGCCCCGCCGAAGACGCCACCACCTGGACCATCTACAAAATCGTCACCAACTCCGCTGGCGAGGTCACCAGCGAATCCAGCGCCACCGGCGCCTGGTCCAACAAAGAAAATCTATCCTACGCCTAACCCATGATCGCTACCAGCTCCGGCAAACCCATCCTCGCCACCGACCGCCTCCTCGGCCGCTCCACCTCCGGCACCGGCCCCGCCGAAGAAATCTCCCTCGGCACCGGGCTCTCCTTCAGCGGCACCACCCTCAACGCCTCCGGCGGAGTCGCAGGCAATACCGGCTCCAACGACAACGCCATCCTCCGCGCAGACGGCACGGGTGGAGCGACTCTACAAACCAGCGATATCGTCATCGACGACTCAACCACCTCCACGCAAGCTAATGTCGCCCTCGTCAACAACCACTCCGAAACCAACAGCGCTCTCGTCCTAACACCGAAAGGCACAGGGGCACTGATCGCTGGGCCGAAACCGGATGGGACTAGCACGGGAGGAAATGCGAGGGGCGCAAATGCCATTGATTTGCAGACAGTGAGGTCAGCTGCAACACAAGTTGCAGGATCGCAAGGCAGTGTAGCAATTGGATATCGAAATACAGTTTCAACAACGGCAGCGCCGGGCAGTGTAGCAATTGGGTATCAAAACACCGCAAGTGGCGGGAGCTTTCCGGCTATAGCTCTTGGAAGCAGTTGCACTGCCTCCGGAACATCTTCTTTTGCCGTTGGGCGCAACAATGTGGCGTCTGGCAGTTATTCTGCTTGCTTCGGCGCATTCTCAACAGCTTCTGGATTAGGCGCTTTTTCATTTTATGCACTTGCTGATAGGCATGGCATGTTTGCTAACGCATCTGGAAACTTTGCAAGCTTAGGCGATGCCCAACGCGCCCGCTTCGTCATGCGGAACAAAACGACGAACGACACAGCCACCGAGCTTTTCTTGGACGGCAGCAGCGCCCGCCTCACGATCCCCAGCGGCAAAGTCCTCGGCCTCACCATCAACATCACGGGCATCAAGAGCGACGGCTCCGCAGTAGCCCACTACCTTCGCCAATACTGCCTCAAAAATGTCAGCGGCACAACAAGCGAAGTCTACGCGCCCGTCACCATCGGCACCGACAACGCCGCAGGAACCAGCATCGCATTGAGCGCCAACGACACCAACGACGCACTCAAGGTCGAGGTAACAGGCATCGCATCCGAGACATGGCGCTGGGTCGCCGCCGTCGATGCCGTCGAAATTGCATACGGAAGCTAAATCTATGAAAACCTACGGAGTAATCTACCCAAACGGAACCAAAGAACTCGTCAGCATCGTCCTCGACGAAAACGACCAACCCCGCCTCGACACCCTCGCGCCCTATCCCACCCCCGACGACTGGGTCGATCCCACGCTCATCCCCCTCGTCAAGCTCCCCAAGCCCACCGAAGGCCACTGGACCGAGCACCTCGTCTGGCACGACGACCGCGTCGAGCGCCAATGGCTCCCCGCCGAGCCCCCTCCAGCGCCACCCGCCCCGTCCCTCACCGCCGAAGAGCACCTCACCGCCCAAGGCTACACCCCCCTCCGCCTCCTCACCTGCCTAGACCTCGAAGCCAAGCTCCGCGCCACCGGCTCCACCTCCGCCAAACTCGCGTCCGTCCGCCAGTGGCTCGACGCCCTCACCCTCGCCGCCGCCGC